GATTGGAAGTCGTGGGGTCGTCGGCCATGACGCTGGGCTCCTTGTTCTGACGCGCGGCGATGCTCGCGCTGGTGCGGCCGTCGGCCCCGAGATCCACGAAACTGATCTCGCCGAGCGTGGCCTTGCGGACGACGTTGACCGGGCCGGTGAGTTCCTGGCCGTTGACCGTCGCCTTCTGGTTGTCTTTGATGAACTCGAACTCCTCGACGCTCGCGCCGACGGACGCCTGCCAGGGGAAGCCGTACCGCGAGGACGCGACGACTTCCTTGGCGGCGCTCGTGTCACGCGAGATCACGCCCGTCGCCACGAGCTGCCCGGCCTCAACGCGGATCGAATCGGTGTGGCCGACGCCCGACAGCGGGTCGTGCCCGAAGCGGATCGGACGTGCCTGCGAGGGGACCGCCAGGCCGGCCAAGTCGATCACGACCGGACCCCGCCAACCCGCGACGCGCATTGCGCCGCCGGTGTACGCGACCATCTTGAAGCGTGGCAGCGGCGCACTCTGACCCTCCGCCGCAGCGGTGAACGAGATGTCGGCTGTCGCGGTCAGCGTGAGCGCGGGCAGGATCTTGGCGGATTCAGCGGTGGCTGGCACTGGCGGTCTCCTCATCAACCTGGTCTGCGGGATCGGTGTCCTCGGCGGGCGCGTTCGTGGCCGGAGCGGCAGCCGGTGCGGTTGCCAGCGCGAGGCCGAGTTCGTTCATGAGCGCGAGCTCTTTGGCACGCTGTCGGAGTTCCTGCTCCCAGTCGCGTCCTTGCCGAGCGAACTCCGCGGCGAGCGTGGTCGTGTGGTTGGCCAGTCGGTCGGCCTGGGCGTTCGCTTCTTTGGCGGGATCAACGTGCTCGACGCCATCCCAGAACCACGCATGCTCGGGCAAGGTGGCGGCGATGGTCCGCATGGACTGCGGGAGCAGACCTTCGACAAGCACGGCCTCGTTGAGCCACGCCTTCAGGATGCGATCGAGCACGGCGAGCTGCAGATGGTGCTGCTCGACACGGATGCTCTTGTAGTACACCTGGTGGTCGAGGCGACCGCTGGCGTAGTTGTACCCGGAGGAGTTGCCGGCCGCGACGTTGAACGGCATGTTCAGGCAGCGGGCGATCTCGTTGAGGATCTCGCGCTTGAACTCGCCGAACGTGGTCGTCGGCTGCTCCGCGTGGACCTGTCCCAGCTTCCATCCGCCCGGGAGCACGGTGGCCAAACGCTGCTCGAGCTCGACCTCGTCCATCGGCTCCAGCGGATCGGCCTCGCCGTTGGCGGGGCTGTCGGTGTAGATGACGGCGGCGAAGTTGGCGGCGGTCTCGGCGGCCGCGATGGTCGCCAATGTGTACCGGCGGAGCTGCGCGAAGAGCGGGAGCGCCGGCGTGATGTCAGGGATGCCACGAAGTTGGCCAGGCCGGTCCGGACGGAAGTAGTGCACGACCGAAGCGGCCTGGAACGTGTCGTAGGCCGTGAGGTCGTCAATGGGCGTGCGGCCCCCCCACAACACGCCGTTGTCACCGGGGTGCCGCTTGAGCACGCGGTACGCGGAGGGGTTGCCCCACTGATCCAACGCGATGCCGTCGATCTCGTCGTTGCGCCCACGCCGGAGGAGGGGCGTGCAGACCTGGTCGGCCTCGATGAGCTTGAGATCAAGCGACACGGGCGAGCCCGCCGACGCGATGCCGGGGTTGTTGACCAGGAGCGCGAACGCCTCGCCGCTCTCTGCCCGGGCCAGCCGCATGGTGCGGAGTTTTCCGGGGAGGTCAACTGCCCGCGACCACTGTTCGAACGCATCCTCGATCCGAGCATTCGCGTCGGCGTCGTCGGTCAGCATCTGCAGCCGGGGACCGGTGCCGATGGTGTCATTGGCGAGCGTGAGGACGATGCCCTTGGCGTAGGAGTTGTTGGCGACCTCGTATCGGGCGCGATTCCGGAGGACCCGCCGCACTTCGGGGTTGATGGCAGCGTTGGGCGACAGACCGTCGGCGTTGGCCCAGTGCTTGCGGTTCTCCGGTGTGGTCTTGGCTGAGTCGAACTTGGCGACGACTGATCGACGGCCGCCGCGCGACCCGCGTCCTTGCGAGTCTCGCGACGCCGCCGGGGAGGGAGAGGCGGTGGAAGTCCCGCGATGGGGGGTGACCCGGCTCATGATGTTGGCGATGGCTTTCAGCATGGGCGTGGGATCGGGTCAGACGGAACCGGGCGGAACGATCTTGGCAAACTTGATGCCGAGGCCGGGCCTCCTCGCGGCGTTCTTGGACGCGAGGTAGCGGTCGGCCTCAATCTGGTCCTTCAACGGGTGCTGCTCGACGGACTGGCCGTCGATAGAGGCCTTGGCGGGCTGTTTGGCGGCCTCGCGGAGGGCATCGTCATCGCTGAAAGGGGTCTGGGGCACACAACTACCCCTCTGCCGCGCCTGCACTCTTGTCGCGCTTGAATGAATGAAGTTGCGAAGAAGGACTACCGGTAGACCCCCGCTAAGTGATCGGGCGCTCGACCGTCGTGATCCGACGACCGCAGTGGCGACAAGCACGGCGGCGGCGTACCGAACCGTTTGGCGCGGGCCGCGTGTAGAGCACCTCGAAGTGGCAGCATCCGCACGCTGGGCAGCAGATGCCCTTCGGGCGCGGCGTGGGAATGGGCTTTGGATCGGGGCATGGGGTCACGACGTCCTCCCACGCAGCGCCGAGAGCTTGATCCGGGGACGCACCGCTACCTTGTGGTCGGTCCCAAAGAGCACCGCGCCTTGCATGGACGCGGCGACAGCGCAGCCAACCAGGCCGTCCAGCCAGTGGTTGTCGAGCCCTTCGACCCGGAGCTTCCACTCGTCCACGGTGCGGCCCCGGCCCTCAGTCCGCACGCGGTACTCGCTGGTGAGGTGCTCCGACAACAGACGGTGTGGTTCGGGCTTCTGGCCGAACAGAGAGAACCCGCCAGGATCGCCCATCGGCACCGCGAGACGCGCGTGCACAAAGCTCTTCCAGTAGTTGGTATCGAACAGGACGTGCCGCACCGCGCGCTTCCCGGTCACCACCGGCACGCGCCAGTTCAGCCCGACCCGCTCGCCGCGTTTGCGCTTGTAGTCGCTGAAGGGGAGGCTGCTCGCGCCAACATACCTGCCGTGGCTGGGGGTGAGCACGCTCGCGTGCTGGCTCTGGCGACAGAACTGATAGACAACATCCGTGGATGAACCCCAGTTGGCGTCGATCAGGCATCGGTCGATCCGCACCATCGCGCCGTCGTCGCGCCGCCATTCGCGGGCCACCGTCGCCTCGATGAGCCGCTCCAGACCGCCGTAGATCGCGCCTTCGACGCCGGCGCGGGGCGACGCGGCACCGAGCGTGCGACGCACATCCCGTAGCGTGAAATACGCCTGCTTCTGGTCCGGCTCGGTGCCATAGTCGATGATGTGCCCCGTGAAGTCGTCTTCCCAGGCGGCTACGAGGTAGAACAGTGCCTTGCCCTGCACGTCCACGAACATCGTCAGGTGCGAGCACCCGAGTGGGACAAGCCCGCGGGCGTGCCCGTTCACCTTCGCTGCGATCTGGTCGGCGCTCAAAAGATCGTCTGCGACCTCGACCTCCGGGAGCGGTTCGTTCTGGTACTCAGCGAAGAACGCCGCCTCGTCCTGCAGCTTGAGGTTCATCGCGTGCTGGATCGCCGAAAACTCGTCGTGGTTGAACCGCTCCGGCCAGGCGACGACCGCCCCCTCATCCATCGCTGTTCGGTGCTTACCGTAGAACGCCGTGGCATCAATGATCCCGCGATCGGCTCGGAGCCCCTCTGCCCGCACGCGGGCGTACTCGGCCCAGAGCTTCTCGTTCTTGGGGAACGAATAGACCATCTTGGTCCGCTCGCCCTGCCACTGCGGGTGTTTGTCGCGGTCGAGAATGCGGTCGGCCAGATCGTCAGGGCGGACCACCGTCAGCGTCATCAGGCCGGCGATCTTCCGTCCGGGCCCGGCCATGCCCAGGATCGCGCCCGCGAGAATGCGATCTCGGTTCGCGCACTGGCTCGGGCTGCGGGCGCTCTCGTCGGTCTGGGGATCGTCGATGAGGACCAGCGATGGGCGGACGCTCACACCGTCGACACGCTTGTGCTTCATGCCCCGTATGCGGCCGGTGATCCCGGCCACGCGGATGATTGCCCCCGACGCCACCGACCC